AGCCTACCACCCCGCCTTGCGCCAAGGTTATCAACGCTTGGACAACAACTCTCTGCCCATCGTCTACGAGTATCTTTGTCTCAACGCCAAGGTCTAGCCCAAACACAGACCTCATGGCCTCCATTCGGTGTACCACTTGCGTGTACTTCTTGCCGCCGCGCTGGGTTATACCGTGGCTGTCGTGCAGCTTCTGCACCTCTGCCATTGCTTGCTTTAGGTTATTCACTTGTCTCTCCTGCTTCTGTGATTACTGAGCGCATCGCAAACACATCGTTTATGAGTAAATCACGTTCACCCTGAGTGTACCGTCCTGACTCTGAGGCAATGCTTCTGTTCATGTAGTCTAGATGTTGTTCAGCCGCAAACAAAACACGGTTCATTATTTGTTGCGTCATTTCGGCATCGAAACTACTCATTGCTTGTTCTCCATGCCATAAACCTTTTCAAAGACCTGACTCATGGTGCGGATTTCCTTGTTGTGGATGCCGTCCATCAGCCGAATGTGCTTGCTTAGGAACTCAACCTGGTTCTCAAGCCTTTCCATCTTGGCAGTCAACTCGTCTATTGCCTGCGCGTGGTACTGTTCTGTCTCTGTCATATTCTCCAAGCCTCCTTTGCAATCTTGGTTATCTCCGGCCCGTGTCGCTGCGCTATCTGCGCGAAATCCGGCTGAACCAAACCGAATAGCGTCCTCCATGAACCATTAGCTGCCTTCAACAAATTCTGGATAATAACCCAGCGCATTACTATCTCTTCGTACCTGCGTTCTAGGTTCTCCGGCTTCATAGCCTCACAGTTTGTCTCGTCAACGATGTTATAGCCAACTCCTGTAACGTACAGTAGGGCGGGTTTGTCACCCGTAGCCTTCCAATACACCGCCTGTTGCATCAACTGCTGCTCAGTAGGCTCTGTGCGCGGCTTAGGCACACGCCAAGTGCGTGTTCCGTCCTTCTTTAGTGGGTTGCGTAGCGGGAAAGAGCATTTAAGGTCGATTTGTTTACCGCCCCCAGCGTAATCTTGGAACAGCATAACAGGCACATCTATCCTGTCATCTGTATGCCAACGTTGATACTCGCCCTCTATCTCACCATCGCCATAGTATTCATTGAGGCCATCGACAGCGTGTTTAGCCATTTCGCCAAGGTGTTCTTTGATTTCATCGTATTCCTCAGCGTCCTTACCATTATCCCAGTCGCGTGGCATGTAGTTGATAAACTCTGTGGTGCCGTAGCGGATAGCTTCTGGTAGGCCGATGCCTTCTTTACGCCCATAAATCGGGCTGTAGTTGTGCAAGCCTAATGCATGGTCGGCTATTTCCTGCACAATCTGCCCTGCCCTTGGCCTCGCACCAAAGGGGAAGTTCATCTTGTACTCTTTGCGTAGGAATAGCTTTAGAATATGCTCGTCTAACGGCTGGGTGCCGCCAGATGCACTGTTATGTGTCGCACCAAATGCGTCACGGTATGCGGGTACTTCAAATTCCATAATGATTTCCTCCGTTTTTTAATTCCCAAAGCTGTCGTATCATCTGCTTGCCACGGTGTCAACTTTTATATAGGCTAAAAATATGACAACGATAATATTTACATTCGATGACGAGGTTGAATGCCCTGAGTGCGGCGGCGAAGGCCGTGTTGAATACGAGTTTGAGGTAATCGACCACATCAGAGGCGGCGAGATAGTCGGGCTGGTGCGCGAGTGCCGGATGTGTGAGGGCAATGGTGTCATTTATGTTGAGGGAGGGCCGGACGATGACGAACAGTAGACAGAAAGATGATTTTTACCCTACCCCGCTTGTTGCTGTTGAAGCATTGATGGATGCCGAAAGGTTTGACGGTGATGTTTGGGAGCCAGCTTGCGGCAACGGAGCTATCTCTAAACCCTTTTCTCAACACTACAACGTAGTTAGCACTGACCTAAACGATTATGGTTACGGTCAATCAGGTGTGGATTTTATGATGGAGTCGAGGCTGCTTGCCCCAAATATAGTAACTAACCCGCCCTACAAACACGCTCAACAATTTATTGAAAAAGCTATTTCTCTTAAGGCTAAAAAGCATTGCTGGCTGCTGCGGCTTTCTTTTTTAGAAGGGAAGAACAGGCGCGCCTCTCTTTTTAATTTTAACAAACCATCAAAAGTGTGGGTATTTAGCCAAAGGCTTACCATATGGCGGGGCGATGAGAAGCCTAGCGGCAACGGAACAACTGCTTATGCTTGGTTTATTTGGGAAGGCAGCGCAACAGAGACAAAGATTGGATGGATATGACGAACAGTAGACAGAAAGGTGCGGCATTTGAGCGCACCTGCGCCAATATGTTGTTTGATATTACGGGCCTCGAAGCCAAGCGCGACCTCGAACAGTACAGGGCTAGTGACCACGGCGACCTGATAGGCGTGCCAGGCTGGACAGTAGAGTGCAAACGCTACGCCAACGGCGTTACTTGGAAGCCTAGTTGGTGGCAACAGTGCCTCTCTGCCGCTAACGCTGCTGGGAATCAGCCTGTTCTGATATACAAGTATGACCGTTGCCCGATTCGGTGCGTGGTAAGGCTGTCGTCCATTTCTCCGTATTACTACGACAAGGAAAACACGGCTGAGATTGATTTTGAAACGTGGTGTATGCTGGTAGCGGAAGGGTTAGACGATGTTTGAAGCAGTAATAGCTATGTGTGTGGCCTACGAGATTAGTGGTAAGGCGGTAAATCCGTGCTGGATGCGCCAAGCTGACCAAGTATTCAGAACATACGAGGCTTGCCGTTCCTGGGGTAACGAGCAGGAATTGCAGATGATAAGCAAGGCGGTCAGAGACTACAACGCCTCTGCCATCGTGCATATAGCCTGCGGTGAGATGAATGGTGACGATACTTGAGTGTCAAATTTTCTGTCTTGACATAGTTATCCACAGGCTTTTAAAATCGCGGAGCGCAAACAGCAATGCATAGCTTCTGTGCATAGCTTCATAGCACTACAATGATATAACAAAATCTTTTGATAAAAAGAAAGCGAAGCAATGATGCTATGCATAGAAGCTATGCATAGCTGTTTTTTTTTAGATTTATTTTTCATCTAATTCCACTGCTTGTAATAGCAGTTCTACTGTGCGGTTTATCGGCACCTCTCCGCTTTCATAGTATCGCACTGTGCGCTCTGACAGGCCCAGCCTTTGGGCAAAACCCTGCTGGCTGTAGCCTAGTTCTTCGCGCATTTCTCTGAAGCGTCTGGCATCCATCATTTACCAACCCAGTCAGTCCAGGCCGCAGACGTTACCTCTTCGGTGTATTTCTCCGCTTCCTTGACGTTGCCGATGTCGAATTGTTCGCGTGCCTGTTTCTCTGCTTCCTCTAGGTTGTCTGCCTTGATGTGAAAGGTTTGCTCTACAGTTCCGCGAATTGTGATTAGAAAGTCTTTTTCCATTTCTATGCCTCCTGATGTTTCGCTATGAGTGTGGCTGAGTACAGGTCGCATATACGCTGCGCCTCTCTCAAAGCCTTTTTCTCTGGTACATTAAAGGCCTTCCCATGCGCTACGCCCTCGCCTCGCCGGTCAAAAGCCACTAAATCCACATTGAATGTTTTACCGCTCCAATGCTTTGTGATGCGTACTTCATATTCCATTCGTTTGCCCTCTCTCTGTCAGTGGGGGGCGACACTGCGCCGCCCCTTTCTCTGCTAGTCTTGTGGGAAATAGTTGTGCAAATGCCAAAAAGCAGTCTGTAGTTTGCGCGGTACGTCTGGGTCGCGGATGTCGAAGCTTTCCGACCATTGTTCCATAAACTCCCGCAACGCCTCTCGCGTTTCAGTAATTGCTTTCGTCTGCTCCGGCGTCAACTGTTTGGCAGCCTGGGCGCGTTTGTGTTCTGTCAGTTCCCAAGGTTCCATGTTCTCAACAAGTTTTGGGCGTCCTACTTTAGCCATTGTAAACCCTCCTATGGTTTAGGCGTTATCGGTGACACTATGCCACCGCCTAGGCTGCCGCGCTCCGGCAAACTAGGCAGAGGCAGGGCCATTGCTGGCCCGTGCCATTGTCTTCCCCTCCGTTTAAGGCCCGTGTGTGGGCGTTGGTGCCTGACTGGTGGTGTTACACCAGCCAAGCGGTTAAAGCCTGTCAGTGAGTCTCACAGGCCGATAAAATAGGCAAAGAGTTGCCATAGCCATGCCTCGCTACCCATCAGCCCCCAGATTAGTAGGCCCATGATAAGAAGAAACATGGTGTTGCTGAATAATTCTAGCTTGTCCATGCTACTGCCTCCGCATGTGTTGTTTGCAATACTTATCGAAAAATGCACGTTCTAGGCGTTTGTAGCGTGTAGGTTTGCCGCCTCTGTATTGGTCGAGCCACCGTCTGCCATTCTTGTCTATGGTGGCGTAACGATTTGCTAGCCATGCGTTGATTGTAAGGAACCTGTCAGCGTTGCGCTGTGCATCGTCACGGGTGATTGTGTAGTATGGTTTCATTGTTCTGCCCCCTTTATTGCTTTGTAAAGCCTCGACTCATGGCCCTTTATTAATTGCATCAGCTCGCGTGTATCTCGCTCTAATGCTCGGCTAGTCCTAGGCACGTAATGCTCCAGGCTTGTAAGTATTAGCTCAATATCTGCATATGATAGCGTGATATCTGCCAATGGTTCGCTGCGTTCTTTAATCATTGTTCTGACTCCTAGTGTGTTAAAAATACAACCGGCTTAGAAGCCTGCCAGCATAGGCCACATGCGCCACAGTCTGGCGTTAGTGTTTCCTCGCCTTTTTTAGCTAGCTTGCCTGTTTCCTTGCTGATTTGCGTAGGGCAAAGAAAAGCCTGTTTATTTGCTAACAAGGCCTCACTCCGTCCATCGTCATTAGATAGGGCTGCAAAGCTATCTGTGAATGAGCCGCTAAACCTAACAGCAAAGCGGATGCCGCAAGCCATACGGAGCGATAGCAAAGCCTCGCCTATGGCCCGCTCTTGGCTATCAATAGCGTCCGGCTGATTTGCTGTGTATCCGTAAACATGCAAAGCCGGAAACATGCCAAGCCATTTTGCCCATTGGGCCACATAGGCGACCGAGTAAAAATCGCCCAACACATGCAAACGAACAAGGAATCCTTTCGGGTACTTTGCTTGGTAATGTGTAAGGTCGCGCTCGATTTGCTCAATGAGCGCGTCATCTGCTTTATAGCGTGTCGCATTCATCATGTTGTTGCCGTAGCAATCCGCCCAATGCGCACATGAGCGTGGACAAGTTGCGCGTTCTTCTAGCGTCAATGTAAGGATAGGAAAGCCAGCAAGCTTGCCCTTCGTGACGCGTTTACCTAGCTTTGTGTTAGTGCTGGCTTTTAATGCGCGTTCAGTCTTTCCCATGCCGTCTGATACACTCTTGGCACGTAGGCTATGGTAAACGGATTTGCCAGCCAATACTGCTAGCTCTGTTTTGGTAAGTTGTTTCATTGCAATGCTCCCGAATTGCGTTGTTGTGTTTAGAGTTGTGATTCGTATTTTGTTGCATAGGCTGGATATGCTTCCTCGAAGCTTGCTAGATTGTTCGCCGACTCAATCATCTGCTTTGCCTCGGAGGGCGTGTTCGGCGGCTTGTAGTCGTTCAAGTAAATAGAAAGCATTGTTTCATATGTCTTCACGTATTCGGTATATGTCATCTGTCTGTCTCCCGTTTGCGTTGTTGATATCCCTGCATATAGGCAAGCATTGCCTAGTGTCAACACATAAAAAGCAAACAATGTAAAAAAAGTTTACACTGTGGCTGCGCGTGTATATATTAATAAGCAATTGATTGTATTGGATTGGAGATGGTGGTTGCATATCTCAACACGCACGAAGCGTTGTCGCGTTCCCCGCAGCATTGCAGGGCCAAGCCTATCATAGTGTGGCAAAAATGCAACAGTGTGGCAGCCAGGCAACAGTCTGTGCGGTAGGGGGGGATTGTTCGGGGGCGGCACCCCCAGTGCGCGGGGCCACGTTCTACATGTGTTAATACCTACAACTAAACACACAGCCTAAGCGGAGAAACCATGACGAAGCTAACGAAGTTCACCACCCAGCAGATACTGAGCGACCTTGCTGACGGCTATACTATGGTCGATGCTTGCAAGAAGGCTGGGATAAGCAGGCAGGCTCTTTACAAGCGT